TACTCCCAAAATACTCAACACTTACACCTGTTTTCCCTAACATACTTCTTTCAATAAACTTCATATCTGTTGTCTTTTACCCTTTTGTCTCCTATACTGTAGATACAGGCATCTGCCAATGCCGAGTATTATGAAAGGAGATGCTCCGATGCTAAATAAGAAATCCATTCGTATTTTGAAATATATTTATAAACACCCTTATGTTTCTTGTTTGGATTTGCTATGTTTTAAACATAGAGGTATAGATAGAAACTACGCAGATGAGATTATCCCTCAACTCATTGATCAAAAATTTATTTCTTGCCGTTCTGTGGCTTGCAAAATGGATGATTCTCCAGACAAAGGATTAGAATACAATGGCCTGGATGGTTATCTCATCACTCTCCCATCTGGAGATGTTCTGATTGAAACAGAGTTACGCGGATCCCGCAGATGGATGATTGGTACATTGATCGCCTTAATTTCCGTCATTGTAGGATTCTTATCATTGCACTAAGAAAAAGTACTGCATATGATATCAACATAAGGTACTTAAGAAAATTCGGGTAACGCAACCGAAAGCACAGACGTTTACCTGGATTTTCTTTTTTATAATTTTTTCTCTCCTCTTTCGTCAACTCTTTGTCTACATATACTATGATCTCTTTTCGGATTCCCATTTCTTCCTCGCTTCCTACTCAAGAAAATAATCCACTGATACCCCGAAGTAATCTGCTAGGATTTTTAGTTTTTCTGCTTTAGGTTTACTCCTGCCTCTTTTCCAGTCTGTAAACGTAGACTTCGTAATTCCTGTATCAGAAGCAACTCTGTAATCCGTAATTCCTTTCGAATCACGTAACTCTGCATACTTTTCGTACATTTTTTCACCTCTTTTCCGAACTTTCTATTGATTTTAGTTCGGAAATCAGTTACAATATATTTACCAGATACATTGACAAAGAATTGTGCTACAATTCTGTTTTGATTTCCGAACTTTGTAACTTTATTATAGTGCGGATTTCAGAACTTGTCAATGCTTTTTTGTACTGATTTCAAAATTTTTTATGAGGTGTATTATGTATGAAATTTATTGCAAGTTAAGAGATGAAAAAGGATGTAAAGATGCGGATGTTGCGAAAGCTACTGGTATAACTAAGTCTACTTTTTCTGATTGGAAGAATGGGCGAAGTAAACCAAAAGATGAGAAGCTTACTAAGATAGCTGATTACTTCGATGTACCATTAACATATTTCTATGAGGAACATAGGGATAATGCAGCATCATTGACAACGAGAGATGAGCGTGACATTTCCAAGACAGTAAATGACTTAATGGAAAAATTGGAAGCAAAAGATGGGGCACCACTGTTTTTCGATGGTACTGAAATGAGCCCAGAAACAAAAATTTTATTCGAACAGCAATTAAAGTCATTAGTAACTACTGTTAAGGAAATCAACAAGGTCAAGTTTAATCCGAACAAAAATAAAAAGTAGGTGATTACCTTGAAGCAAGATGTAAAAACAATAGTGAATAATTTAATAAGTAAATACGGCACAAGAAATCCTTATGAATTATGTGATTACACAAATACAATTTATCAAATATGTGATATCGGTGATGTATTAGGTTGCTACTTACTTATCAAAAGACAAAAATGCATTATGCTAAACAAAAAAATAATAGGAACTCCAATGGAGAAATTTATTTTGAGTCACGAATTGGGACATTCTCAATTACACAGAAAAAATGATTGCTATTTCTACGGAAGCACATTATTTTCTAAGCTCAAAGAAGAAAACGAAGCCAACACGTTCGCCGCAGAGCTTCTCATACCAGATTCTCTGATCTACGAGAATCCGGGCATGACCAAAAAACAGATTGCAAGACTAGCTGGATATGATGAAAAGATTATGGATTTTAAAAGTTTTAAATGATATAACCGCTATGGCGTTTATATAGAGTAAAGTGGTGTTAAGGTACAGGAGAAAAGAGGAGAAAATATTATGGAATTACATGAAGAAAATGAAGTGCTAAATTGGATTGATACTTTTTCGGTTCCTGTTATTCCACGCACTAAAAGATTTTGGATGATAAGAACAAAAAAAGGGTATTTTTATAATGAGTTTATTTCGAAGCGCTTTGTTGCATTAGCTTGGAATAATATTACTCAAAACACTGACTTTTCCGAATCTTCCAGAGATTCTTTAAAAGATGATATCTTAATGGAGTTCAATGAAATACAACGTCCCTCTACAGTGATTAATAAATGTATTTCTTTTATTAATGAAATACATACTGATGATATCCTAGTTATTCCAAGTGCACGCAGTAGCTATATTACTTTTGCTCTTGCAGGTGATTATTTTGAAGACGAAACCAAAACTGTAGAATTGGAAAAAAATATCATATTTCGAATCGAAAACCACGATGTCGATATAAACGATGTGTCATGTCCTTACAAAAAGAGAAGACATATTACTTTACTTCGAACTGTAAAAAATGAAGAATTAAACTATTCTTTATGTAGAGCTATTTCAAACTATCACGGAATTTCAAGCTTAGACAGCTACGCCAAACAAATATTAAATACTTTGTACAACTATTACATGCTTGAAAATGATATTTCAGTAGTATTTAGTGTCCGAAAACAAACGCCTATTGGTCCTCGTTCTATTAATAGCCTTCTCTATGGAGCAACGGAATTTTTATCATCAATAGTTCCTGAAAAGAATATATCGACTCAAGTAACACTAAACTCTCCGGGAGACATTATATTTTTATTAGATCAAGTCAAAGAATTCTTGACAAATAACTGGACTGTCATACTCGGAATTTTAATATTACTAGGTGGCGGTAGCGCTTTTTCATTTAAACTGCCAGGGATTATAGAAATTATAAAATCTATTTTATCAGCTAAAGATGATTACAGATTAAAACATGCCGAAGCAGACGAAAAAGAATTGCAAGTACTTGAAAAGAAACTCGAATTGTACAATAAAATTAAAGCCTCTGGAATCAATCCAGAAGCCTTACGTGGACCAGTTGATGCTTTAGCATCAGGATGTGTTGCTCTTGAAGTCGAGCCTATTGCTTTAGATGATGAAGCTGCAGCCACTCTTTCAGAGGAAGCCTCCATGCAAGAATCTCCTGATACAGAGGATGAGTAAAAATAACTGCTACAACAATCCCAACTATCCAAACAATAACTAGACTATTAGAATCAGATAGATATGCTTCTATACATGTATGTGATATAATTTTGAAAAAGCTGCTCAATATAAAAAGAAAACATAAAATAAAAATTAAACTATTTACTACATAAATAATATGTTTTTTCATATCAAGCCCTCCTTTTTTCTTAATTATATTCAAATATATTGTATACATCAATAGACAAATTGTAAATTTTTCTCCCCCTGCTCCACAGCAGGCAATTACATGATAGGTGTAACTGTTTCGTCGATTATACATAATACAAAATACTGGGAGAATTCAAATTAAATCAAGAAAGGATGTGATATCATGCCATTATTAAAAACAACTACACATACAATCGATGACATCTATGCTCTTCCAGATGGGCAACGAGCGGAGCTGATTGACGGACAAATTTATAACATGGCGCCGCCATCCCCATTGCATCAGGAATTAGTTGCTTTATTTACAACTGAGTTGCAAAACTATATCAGTAAAAAGCACGGTAATTGTAAAGTTTATCCTGCTCCATTTGCTGTTTTCATTAAAGACGATGATTCAAACTATGTAGAACCTGATATTAGCATTGTCTGTAATTCTAACAAAATTTCACACCGTGGCTGTGAAGGAGCACCTGACTTTATCATCGAAATCGTTTCACCGAGCAGCCGTAAAATGGATTATTCTACCAAAAATACGCTCTATACTGACGCAGGTGTTCGGGAGTATTGGATTGTGGATCCTGCCAGAGAACGCACAACGGTATACCGATATGAGGAAGATGTCGCGCCGGTGATTGTACCTTTTCACGATATTCTCAAATTAAAAATATTTGAGGATTTCGAGATCTGCATTGATGATTTATTGAAATAAAAGAAAGAAGGTGCATTATTGGAACTTACCATAGATTCTATAAAAGAAATATGTTCTTTAGAAAATATTGAGATAACACTCCATGCGGCAAAACGTTTGGAGCAACGTGGAATTTTACTAGACGATGTCATAAGTTGTATTCAAAGTGGAAAAATAATTGAGCAATACCCAGATGACTATCCGTTCCCAAGTTGTCTGATCCTTGGTCTTTCGATCAAGAATCAATACCTTCACGTAGTAGTTGGAAGTAATTTGGAAACACTTTGGATCGTAACAGCATATTATCCTGATTCCGAAAAATGGGAATCGGATCTTGAGACAAGAAAGGAGAAAAAATCATGATGTGTTTTACATGTAAAGGTAATGTAGAAGAATCTACAACGACTTATATGACAGAATATAACAATTGTTACATTATCATCAAGAATGTTCCTTGTAAAAAATGTACTCAATGTGGCGAAGAATATCTGAATGGTGTTACCCTGAAGAAAATTGAAACTATTCTGGAAAAACTCAAAACTATGCTGACCGAGTTTGCAGTAGTCGATTATAACAAAGCAGCATAGGCGTAAAAAAATACCGCCCCAGTGCTACCAACACTGAGACGGTCTACACATCCGAAGATATGCACATATTTTGACCAAGAATATTGTATCATCTTCGGAACAGCTATACAATCCAGAACATTCGTTCTTGTGTTGGCTGTTATTTTTGTACCTTTTTTTAAATACAATTATATAGGAGTGTGATACAATGTCTTATTTTATCTATGCCAGAAAATCCAGAAAAGACGCTGAACTGGAAGCACTCGGTATCGATGTCCTGGAACGCCACATTACCACTCTATTGGAGTTGGCCAAAACGCTTTCTCTTCCGATCGGTGCGATTTACCGGGAAGTTGTGTCCGGAGACAGTATCGATGCCCGACCAGTCATGACGCAAGTCCTCTCTGAGGTAGAAGCCTGTATGTGGGATGGCGCCCTCGTAATGGACGTAGATCGTCTGGCCAGAGGTGATACGATCGATCAGGGGCGTGTGCAGCGTGCATTTTTCTATTCCGGCACCCGGATTGTAACACCGAATAAAACCTACGACCCAGCTAATGAATATGACAATGAATATTTTGAGTTCAGCTTATTCATGAGCCGCCGGGAATACGCAACAATTAAACGCCGGATGCAGCGCGGCAGGGAACGTTCCAGTTCTGATGGTTATTACGTTGGCAATGTTGCTCCTTATGGATGGGAGCGTATCATTGCACCAGATGGAAAACACTACTCTCTTACTCCCAGCCAGACAGAAGCTCCGGTTCTCGATCTGATGTATGATCTGTGTGGAAATAAGCAGTACGGATACCAAAAAGCCTGTACCTATATGTCCAATATGGGAATCCTTGCAAGGAGCGGAAAGCCGTTCTCTCCCTCCACCCTCAAGGGTATCATCTCAAATCCGGCAAACATTGGGAAAGTCCGTTGGGGATATCGTAAGACAGTCAGAGCCGTAAAGGATGGTCGTGTGGTAAAGTCCCGGCCGAATGCTACGGATTATATTCTCGCAGATGCAGCATGGGAGCCACGCATCAGCGCAGACCTGTTCAAACGTGCAAATCAACCAAAAGGCTGTTTTTCCTCTCCAGTCAGAAATGACAGACCGATCCAAAATTTATTTGCAGGTCTGGTCAGATGCTCGCAATGCGGCCGGCTTATGGTCCGCAAGAAAGCGCAGACGAAAACGCCCTATGATGTGCTGATCTGCCAGTATACCGAATGTTCCACGGTCGGAATACGGATTGATGAACTGGAAGAAGCTCTTCTGGGATGGCTGAAAGACTACATAGCCAAGTATGAATTTTCTGACACTCATGAGGAAGATACTGCTGCCATTGCCGCAAAAGAATTGATCGTCACAAATTTTGAGACTGAACATCAGACGCTTTTGAAGCAGAGAGAATCCTTATTTGATTTTTTAGAGCAGGGAATTTACACGAAAGAGATTTTCATTGAACGATCCAATGCACTGGAACAGCGGATCAGAGACTGCATGAACAATATCACTGCTGCCCAGGAAGATTTACATACTACGATTGCGAGGCAGGCAAATCGAAAGAATTTTGTCCCGAAGTGCAAGAACTTGTTAAGCGAATGGAACTCCCTGACTATCCCGGAAAAGAACAGCGCTTTAAGGAAACTGATCGACCGGATTGTACTGACCAAAACAAAACGGAATAAAAAGAACCAGAAAAACTCTGAATTTATGATTGATGTGTACCCGAAAGTACCGAAATAATGGTGCTTTCGGATTCTATTCATTAGTTGCATCTTCTACGAGCGTATTCCTCCGTGCCGATATCCGTAAGTGTTGCGGTCACCTCTTTATATGGCATG